GAGAACCGATCACCGTCTATAACTATGGGGATATGAAACGAGACTTTACGTATGTCGATGATATCAATGACGGCATCGAAGTCATCCTCAACAACCCAGATATTGAATCTGGTGAGATTTTCAACATCGGACGTGGAGAGCAAGTCAATTTGATGGACTTCATCGATGAGATTGAGAAAAATGTTGGTAAAGAGGCCATCCGTGATTTGGCACCTAGACACCCAGCAGATACAAAAGAAACGTGGTCAGACACCAGCAAACTGCAAGCATACGGATACAGTCCGAAGGTAAGTATTGCTGAAGGTGTGGAACGTTTCTATGAATGGTATAAAAATTATAATGAGGTAGACTAATGTCCAGAACAATGCCCAATGGTGAACCCACTCGATTTCGAATTGGGATCGTTGGTCATGGGTTTGTAGGTCAGGCCGTAGAGTATGCGTTTACGCATCCCTTGGTCGACTTCTCCCTATATGATCCAAAATACAATACGAGCATCTCATCTCTGAAAGATCAGAGTAAAGATGAACACCCACAGTGTTTCTTCATTGCCGCACCTACTCCATCAAATGATGATGGGTCTGTGAACGGTAGCATGGTCGAAGAAGCAGTGCTAACATGCTTGAACGATACAGACGCATTGGTTATTGTCAAATCGACAATAACACCTAACGTGATCGATTCCATTTATCAACAGATAGACAGTGAGAAAGCAGATCGTTTCTGCTACAACCCCGAGTTCTTGACAGAGAAAAATGCTAAGGCAGACTTTGTGACTGCCAAGTTCCACGTTGTAGGTGGAGCACCAAGTGCTATCATGGAGTGCATCGACATCTACGAAATCTTTAGTGGGTGTCAGTCAAACATATATCACCGGATGACTGCTTATGAAGCATCTTTTGTAAAGTACACAATCAACTCATTCCTATCGACCAAGATTACCTTCTTCAATCAGTTGTACGATCTGGTTAACATGTATGGGTGCAACTTCAACACTATCGTTCGTGCTGCAGGTTCTGACGATCGTGTTGGTATGGGTCACACAAGAGTTCCTGGCTTTGACGGCAAACGTGGGTTCGGTGGAGCATGTCTACCAAAAGACACAAGAGCATTGCTTAACTTCTCGACCTATGATCATCCAGACGGTGGTCAGGTTAGTTTCGATCTTCTACAAAAAGTACTTGACATCAACAGTGCTTATCGTGTACAATACGACCTCGATGAACGTGAAAAAGTCAACAATATTACATTCGTAGATTTCGGAGGAACCAAGAATGGAGATGACCAGACAGGAGATGATCGAGAGGATTGATCAACTTGAGGATAGATTAGAATCAGTGGTTCGATTTTTAGAACCCTTGACGATAGGTTCAGAGCAACTTTGGGAACTTGTCTGTAATGATGTTTTAGAAATGCCTGTGCCTCATGGACCTGATATGAGAGTGGAGGTTAAATCTCTATGAGCATAATGGACAAACTGAAGAAGAACTCGAAGATTAAGGAAACGTCTACCTTATCCACGAGTAGATTCTTCACCGAAAAAGATATGGTTCCGACAGATGTGCCGATGGTTAACGTCGCACTGTCGGGATCTGTTAATGGTGGTATTTCCCCAGGACTGACAGTACTTGCTGGTCCTTCCAAACACTTCAAGACTTCATTTGCTCTTCTTATGGCAGGTGCATACTTGAACGCAAAACCAGAGGCAGTTGTCCTCTTCTATGATTCGGAGTTCGGTTCTCCGCAGTCATACTTCGAGCAGTTCGGTGTCGACACTGACCGTGTACTACACACACCGATCGCAAACGTCGAAGAACTCAAGTTCGATCTGATCAACCAGTTGGAAGAACTCGACCGTGACGATGACGTAATCATTATCATTGACTCGATCGGCAACCTTGCGTCTAAGAAAGAGTTAGAGGATGCACTGAACGAGAAGGGTGTTGCTGACATGTCTCGTGCAAAGGCACTGAAGGGACTGTTCCGTATGGCAACACCTTACTTGACGATGAAGAACATTCCGTTGGTTGCAATCAACCACACCTACAAAGAGATTGGTTTGTTTCCAAAAGATATCGTCGGTGGTGGTACAGGTATCTACTACTCTTCGGACAATATCTGGATCATCGGTCGTCAACAGGAGAAACAGGGTACTGAAGTTGTCGGATACAACTTCGTCATCAACGTAGAGAAATCCCGTTATGTCAAAGAAAAATCGAAGATTCCTATCGGAGTTTCGTGGGAAGGGGGTGTTCAGAAGTATAGTGGTCTTCTCGATGTCGCTCTTGCTGGTGGTTATGTTGCTAAGCCTTCTAACGGTTGGTATCAAAAAGTTGACACAACTACAGGCGAACTCGTTGGGACTAAAGTACGAACAAAGGACACTCTAGAAGCAGAGTTCTGGGAACCGATCTTTGAAACAACTAACTTTGCAGAGTTCCTTGCCAAAACCTATAAAATAGGTTATAATAGTACTCTCGATGCAGAAAGGATTGCTGAACTGGAGGAAGCATGAAAGAATTAGATTTAGATAAACCCTGCGAGAACTTGGACTATATGCTTAGTCCAGTTTTCGATGAAAAGGGGACACAAGTATGGAACGTAAATTTATTACGTGCACCGTACGATGATGTGACTATTCGTTATAATAACGTTGCAGTTGATGGTGTACGTGGAGAAATGACTTTCAATTTTGAAATCATTAAGGGTGAGTCTGAAGAGATGTCACTCGAAAATAAATTGCTCCAAGAATTTGCAGGTGATGTGCTAGGTGATATCCTAGATGCGGCAATTCGAAACAAAACTTTGACAGCACAGGAACGAGATGACGGAAATCAATCTACAGCAGACGATTCTGCGGAATCTACTGACTAACGATTCATATATGAGGAAGGTCGCACCCTTCCTTTCACCTGAATACTTTGAGGGGGTCTACAAGGGTCTCTTCAAAGAATTCACTTCATATATTGCTAAGTTTAATAGTCTACCCACCAAGGAAGCATTCAAGATTGAGGTGGATTCTGCAGACCGTTTAACTGACGATCAATATCGTGTTGCTATGGAAATCCTACCGGATATATTCCAGTATGCACATGAAGATATTTCTTGGTTAGTTGATCGAACTGAAAAGTGGTGTCAAGACCGTGCTGTATTTAATGCAGTTATGGAATCAATAACTATTCTCTCTAAAGCGTTGTCAGTGACGTTTGATACTAACATTGGTCATGACTACCTTGAATCGGTGGATGAACGGTATGACTTTTATACGCAGACTGAAGAACGTCTTCCCTTCGATCTGGACTACTTTAACCGCATCACTAAGGGTGGATTACCTAATAAGACCCTCAACATCGCACTGGCGGGTACGGGTGTCGGTAAATCTCTCTTCATGTGTCATTGTGCTGGTGCTTCCCTATCACAAGGGAAGAATGTCCTTTACATCACTATGGAGATGGCTGAAGAACGCATTGCAGAACGGATCGATGCGAATTTACTCAACGTCCCGATAGATCAGTTGGAGCATCTGAGTAAAGATATGTTTACAAATCGTGTCAAGGGTATTGCAGATAAGACTAATGGCAAGTTGATTATTAAAGAGTATCCAACAGGACAGGCACACGCAAACCACTTCCGTGCTCTACTGAACGAATTGAAATTGAAGAAACAGTTCATACCGGACATGATATTCATCGACTACCTGAATATCTGTGCGAGTGCACGAATGAAGGGGATGGGTGGTGCTATTAACTCGTATACGTATATCAAGTCTATTGCTGAAGAGTTACGTGGTCTTGCCGTGGAATTCGACGTGCCGATCGTGTCTGCAACGCAAACGACTCGTTCTGGTTACTCTAATGATGACTTGGGGTTGGAAGATACGTCCGAATCTTTTGGACTACCCGCAACCGCCGACCTCATGTTCGCACTTATCTCGAACGATGAACTCAGTGCGAGTGGACAGATTTTAGTCAAGCAGTTGAAGAACCGATATAATGATCCCGGCGCAAATCAGAGGTTTGTAGTAGGTATTGACCGAAGTAAAATGCGATTGTTCGATGTCAATCAAAACGACTCTCCCCTAAATAAAGAAGTAGATAATGGACCAGCATTTGATAATTCCAACTCAGGTCAGAGAATTTCAACTGAGAAATTCGAAGGATTTACTCTTTAAGGAGTTAAAATGGACCCATATATACATACAGTATTAGCAGTAGGATTATTGTGGATATCTTACTTCATCGGTGATTTATTAGGTAGACAAAAGGGAATCAACGCAACGGTAGCATACTTACTCCATACTGGGGCATGCACTGAAGCAGATTTAAAGAGAGCAAATGACAAGTTCGACAAGGGTGACCAAGGATAAAGAAATTTTTGCTTGCCCTGTTATTGAGTTAGATAATGGTGAGTTCGCATTTGAACTATCCGATGATTTATTGGATAAATTTAATCTATCGGACGGTGATACTATAACTTTTAAGCAGCAGGTGGGTGATCGTTACTCAATGATCATTCGTCGTGGTAAAAAGAAATGACTGAAGTAGTAATTCGTAATAAAGACATGCTTGAGGTTCTCAACGGGTTCTCCGAAGAGATGCTGTCTAAACCGTCGTACAACGACGAAAAGTATTGGACCTACCATGAGCGTAAGGATGTAGACTTAGGGTCATACTACACATCACGTGAGTATCTCGAAGACTGTTTATCCCGTGGTCGTGATGGTCTAGTTGGCCCGCCCGATAGGTACTTCGCACAACCTATTTCAAAAATGGTGCGAGAAGATAAGGAAATGTGGGGAGACTTCATGCAGAAGGTCAAGTATGACTTCGCTGCTGAATTGGGTGCACATACATCTGCTCTCCTTTCTTATTACCCACCCGGAGGTTTCGTGGGGTGGCATACTAATTATGATGCTAACGCATATCAAGTTCTGTTCACGTGGTCAGAGACCGGAGAGGGTTTCTTCGAATACTATGACAAACAGAATGATGAGATTATCAGGATCCCCGATGTTCCTGGCTGGCAGTGTCGTCATTACTACTTTGGTGCAGGGGATGAAGAAGATTTACATTGTTGGCATGCCGCATACACAGAGTGTCAACGTATTACCCTAGCATACAAGTTTGTAAACGGTGGCAGTATAAATAATCCAGAAGATGCGCAGGCACGTGCCATGCGTGACATGTTGATTGAAGACATTGAGACAGAGTAGTTATATGAAAAATTTAGTTACACTTTTTTTATCATTTTTATCACTATCAACATTTGCGAGTGATACGTTTAACGATCATATCGATATCACTCATACTGCTGAAATTCATACTGCTCTCGAAAACGGTGGATCACCTGTTGTTGTAGAGGTGTTGGGTGTGGTCTGTGACTTCTGCGCAGCTGCTATGAACAAGGTTTTTGCGAAACGCGATGAAGTGTCAG